ACCTGAAACACATTTGTCTTTAGCTAATGTGTAGTTCATAAATACAAATATCTAGATATATTTTTAATTAAATGAAATTAATTACAGAAGAAATTAATAATGTAAATATCATCACAGAACAACGTGGTGGTAAGAAGTCACTTTATATTGAAGGTGTTTTTTTACAAGGTGATATTAAGAATAGAAATAATAGAGTATATCCCTTTCCTATTTTAGAAAGTGAAGTAAAACGTTATAATGATTCATATGTTAAGCAAGGTAGGGCTATGGGTGAGTTGGGGCATCCATGTTTCAATTCAAGTGCAAAAATTCTTACTGTAAAGAATGGATTTAAATTTATTAAAGAATGCCAAGTTGGTGAGTTAGTATATACCCTCAATCCAAATACAAAAGAATTAGAAGAAAATCCAGTAATTACTACAGTTAATGAACTACATACAGGTAAAGTTTATATAATTCAGAATCGTGGTATTAAAACAACAGTTACTCCAGATCATAAATTTTTAGTATATGGGCGTAATCACACAGATCATAAATTTGTAACTGCTCAAGAAATTTATGATGATTTTCAAAATATAAATTCTTTATCCAAATGGTATATTCCTAAGGCATCACTGGGGTTATCAAAAGAATCCCCAGAATACTTTGAAATTCCTGGTTGTGATGATATAAAAAGTAAGAAATTTGAATATTATAAAGAACCACTTAAATTAAATTTTAAGGCATTTTCTGCATTTTTAGGTATTTATTTAGCTGAAGGATGCACAAAAAAACATAAAAATGGTTCATATCAAATTAATATTACACAAAATGAGGGAGTAAAAGCAGATGAAATTCGGATAATTTTATCTGAACTTGGTCTTGAGTGGTCTGAGAGAATTAAGCAAAGAAAAAATAAACATATTATATTCTCTTGTTATGAAAGGAGATTAGGACAGTATTTATTTCAATTTGGTAATTGTTATAATAAATATGTTCCTAATGAATTCATAGAAAATTTAAATTCAGAATCTTCTCAACTATTTTTAGATGCATTTGTTCTTGGTGATGGTAGAGGTAAAAGTGGAAGTTGTGATGTATTTACAGTATCTAAGCAATTAAGAGATAATATTGCGCATATAGCATCAATTGCTGGTATTGGTGTTCATGTTTATCAGCAAGAACCTAACAGTGATTATATATTTGATGAACATATAATTAAAGCTGAAAATAAATCTACTTTATACTTCTGTAAATTTTTAAATACTAAAGGGGTTTATTTAGATCGTAGATTTGTTACTATTACAGAACAAGATTACAATGAAAATGTATATTGTGTTACCGTAAAACATTCAAACTTTATTGTAGAGCATGAAGGGTATACCTATTTTACTGGAAATTGTGGGCCAACTATAAATCTAGATAGAGTATCACATAAAATTGTGTCATTGCATCAAGAAGGAAAGAATTTCATAGGAAAAGCTAAGATTTTAGAATCAACACCAATGGGTTCAATAGCTAAAAGTCTTCTAGATGAAGGTGTTAAGTTAGGCGTTTCCTCTAGAGCTGTTGGCTCATTAATACCACATAGAGAAGGATTCAATGTTGTGGGTGAAGATTTATATATTTCAACTGCTGCTGATATTGTTGCTGATCCGTCTGCGCCTGATGCATTTGTCGAAGGAATATTTGAGGGAGCTGAATGGGTTTATAATAAATTCACTAAAGAATGGGTAATGGAAGATATCAAAAATAACATTGAAAAGTTATATCAAACCAGACAAGTGAATGAAGCTGCACTTCTAAGAGAATTTAATAATTACTTAAATTCATTCTAAATTTAGGAGGTAATATGGATCCAATTAAAGCAAACGAAAAAGTTAAAGGTAAATTTAAATATAAAAAGGATTCCAAATTCGGTGATCCATGGAAAATTCTTGATGTAAGTAAGAGTAAGATTGAGGGTGACTGCGAAGATTACTCTTTAACAGTTTTAAGTTTAATTGTCGGTGGTGGTTTAATAGGTGTATTAAATGCACTATTTACCAAAAAAGCATCAATATTATTTTGTGTTGATCCACAGGGTGAAAATCATCACGTATTAGAATATCACAAAGTTGGTATCGTTGATAATCAAGAAATGAAGTGGCTTGATAAAGATGATTATATTAAACTTGGATACAAATTTAAATACCGTCAATCATTTACTGTGTGTTTAATTCGTTTACTTCTTGGCTTAATTGTTAAGTAGTATACTGTAATTACAAACTTTAATAAATAAATATAGTTTTTATAGATATTACCGGAGAAATTGTCACATGTCTGGTGGAAAAAAATTACACGAAATGGAAATAGGCACAAAGCAATCAAAGACTGCTGTTAACCGTGGCGCCAAGCCAGGTGAACCAATGCCTAAATTGACCACGGGAGTTCCTGATGGACAAACTGTAGGTAACTGGGATGACCTAGGTGGTCCCACACCTTTCAACTATAAGCCTGATGATGATTCAGCTAAGTTGAAAGATCCTGCTGGGCCTCTTAAAAAGGTTAACAACGTTGTTAATAAAGGTGCTAAGCCACCTGAGGCAATGCCACATATGAAGAATCCGGTAAAGGAAGAAGAAGAATTTGAATATGAAGACGAGGAAATTTTAGATGAAAATCTAGAAGATGACTCTTTATATGAAGAATCAGACGAAGATTCTGAAGAAGATGATGAAGATGACAAGGATGATAAAAAGTCCAAGAAATCTAAAAAAGAAGATGATGAAGACGAAGACGAAGATGATGAAGATTTAGAAGAAGAAGTCTCAGTTGATTTGTACGATTTCAATATTGATGAAGACGTATCAGCTATTCTTAATTCAGAAGAAACTTCAACATTATCAGAAGAATTCAAAGAAAGAACTAGAACCATTTTTGAAACTGCACTTAGAGGTAAGTCAGAGGAATTAAATGAATTCTATATTCAACATTATGAGAATCAATTGGTTGAAGAAGTTCAACTAATTAAGGAAGAATTAATTGAAAGGAATGATTCATATTTAGAGTATGTTGCTGAGCAATGGATGGCTGAAAATGAAATGGCCGTTCAACAATCACTGGAGCATAAATTAGTAGAATCATTCTTAAAAGGATTTAAAAATCTTTGTGAAGAACATTATGTGCATATCCCTGAAGAAAAATATGATGCACTTTATATGATGAAAGAAAAACTTGATGAAATGGAAGAAAAACTCAATGATCAGGTTAGATCAAACGTAGAACAAAAACAGAGAATTGAAGAATTAACTGTTAATGGAATTTTTGAAGAAATAACCGAAGGTCTAGCAGATTCTCAAAGAGATAAACTCTTTAGACTAGCAGAAAATGTTGAGTTTGAAAGTGAAGATCAATACCGTGAAAAATTGGAAACACTAAAAGAAGCTTATGCTTCTCCTAATGCTTATCCAACCCAAAGAAATACTGCACAAACATTAACTGAAAATAACGATGGCATTTCCTATCAAGAAATTGATCAGCAAATGGCTAACGTTTTGAAATTCCTTTAATAAGCAGAAATCATTCATTTTTAAACAAAAAACAAAGTCAAAAGAGGTAAACAGCAATGCAATTTGCAAAAAATAGTAATCATCTAGTTGAGAAGTGGGATGCCGTTCTTAACTGTGAAAGTCAGGAACAAATTACTGACCCATATAAGAGAGCAGTTACAGCTATACTCTTAGAAAATCAACAATCCGATCTAGCTGATCAACGTAATTTCTCAGAAAATGGTTCATTCTTAACCGAAGCACCAACTAACTCAGCCGGTACTGGTGGCTATAGCCAATCCGCCGCTGATGCTGGTCCTGTTGCTGGTTTCGATCCAGTTTTGATCAGTCTTGTTAGACGCGCAATGCCAAACTTGGTTGCATATGATCTTGCTGGCGTTCAACCAATGCAAGCTCCTGCTTCTATTGTTTTCGCATTGCGTTCACGCTATAAGAATCAAACTGGGGATGAAACATTCTTCAATGAAGTCAACACTGGATTCTCCGGTCAAGATGACGGATTCGACGTTGCTCATGGTTCATACCCAGCTAACGTTTCCAACGGTGGTGCATCAGTTGGTTTCGGTACATCAGCACAACGTGGTGATAATCCAGGTCTTCTTAACCCAACTCCTGGTGGTACTGGTATCGGTTCTGATGGTTATAGCGTTGGACAAGGTATGGCCACAGGCGACCTAGAGCGTCTTGGAGACGCTGCGGACAACCACTTCAATGAGATGGGCTTCAGCATCGAGAAGGTCACTGTAACCGCTCGTGGTCGTGCATTGAAGGCAGAATACAGCCTTGAGATGGCTCAGGATATTAAGGCAATTCACGGCTTAAACGCTGAGCAAGAATTGGCTAATATTCTTTCTACTGAAATTCTTGCTGAAATCAATAGAGAAGTTATTCGTACCATTTATAAGTCTGCTGAGCAAGGTGCTGCTAACAACGTTGCAACTCCTGGTGTATTCGACCTTGATGTTGACTCCAACGGTCGTTGGTCTGTTGAGAAATTCAAAGGTCTTATTTTCCAAATGGAAAGAGATGCTAACGCTATCGCACAAAGAACTCGTAGAGGGAAAGGTAATGTTATCATGTGCTCTGCTGACGTAGCCTCTGCGCTTACGATGGCCGGTGTGCTTGATTACACTCCTGCTCTTAATGCGAACCTTAACGTAGATGACACTGGTAATACATATGCCGGTAATCTTATGGGTAAGTTTAAAGTTTATATTGACCCATATTCTGCAAACGTTTCTAACAATCAGTACTATGTTGCTGGTTACAAAGGAACTTCGCCTTATGACGCTGGATTATTCTATTGCCCATATGTTCCACTTCAAATGTTGAGAGCTGTTGGAGAGAATAGCTTCCAACCCAAAATCGCATTTAAGACTCGTTACGGAATGGTTGCAAACCCATTCGCTGAGGGTCTTGATCAAGGTCTTGGTAGACTTCGTGTTAATAGTAATAGATATTACAGACGTTGCCTCGTGAAGAATTTGATGTAATTTTGGTATCAACGGATACATTTTTAAGGGGTTATTTGACCCCTTTTTTTATTGGATATAAATACATTGCAATAAATTATACTCTGAAAACTCTGTAACCTTTACAGTGTTTTTGTCTACCATTTGCAGTATGAACCATATTACCTTGATCTAAACCATTATCTAGTGAATATTGTCTGAGATTTAAAACAATAATTTCTTCACCTGATGGTGTAATAATCCTCCAGGTTTTTTGATTAGCTTCTCTGGCCTTCTGTTTTTGATTTTCAGTTTGTGGTTTATTATTTTTTAATCTAGTATCAATTGTTTTTTGTATTGTTTCTGGTGTTTTAACTCTACCAGTCATTGCAATTCTAAGTTTATTTTTAGTTTCTTCTGATAAAGGTTTTCCGGTATTGTGTGGTTTAACTGCACCAGATAAATATAATTCTTTTTGTCTTTCACTTATTTTCTTCTTTGTTTTTTCTGTATGTTTTCTACCATACCATGGATGATCCTTACCACTAAATGATGGTGGTCTTCCTGATTCTAGAATGTTAAGTAGTATTCCATTCTCATCAAAACCAACTCTACCATATTCTTTAATTAGTGATTCCTCTAATTCATATGCCACAATTTCATCTAGGTTTTCTTTAATTTTTTCTATAATTGGAATCTGTTTTTCTTGAATAAGATTTCTGATATATCCATTTAATCTTTTATTAAAACAATAGTCTCCCTTATCTGTTAAGTGTTGTTTGCACCGATTACCTGTACCTTTACCGATATAGAAAATTCTATTGGTAATTGGATTTATAATTTTATAGACATAATATTTTTTCATAATAAAACCTGTATTTAAAAATTTAAAGAAAAAGCTAGAGTTCCACAATCATATATTTTTTCATATCCCAATTCCCTAGCACGTTCATATTCAGTTTGGTTATCTGTAGCATTAATGTATTTCTTTTGGAACTTCATTCTGTTTTCTCTAGTTGTATGAGTCCTTTTATCAACATAATAATAATTTGGTTTATTTTCATGTATTAAAATAAATCCATTTTTTAGATAAACATTTCCAACAGAATATCTGCGATCCGCATATGATATAATTGAAGTACCATTTTTATCAACAAAATACTTTAATAACTTAGAAAATCCCCCAATTATAGTATGATTTAATTTACAGGCAAATCTGGATAGTTCCCACTTATGATGTTTATTAAATCTTGATTTACAGAAAGTCATCACAGAAACAAGTTCATCCTGATAATATAAACCAAGTTTTATGAGGCTCTTATCAGAACCCTGCATATGATTCAAATCCAAAAATTGATTTTTATCAGAGGTTTCTATTTCTCTTATCAAAGTCTTTCTTGCATAAATTTTTGTTGTTTGATTCAATTTCGATCTGATCATTGATTTAACAATATCTTTTTTATTTTCCCACTCATCTGAATAAATATGATATAGTTGAATACCTTCAGATAAACATTTTATAGTTTTGTCTAAGTGATAATTATGATTTTTTATTTTCGATTCGCTGCTTTCATGTGGTCTGAAAAGGTGACTGAAAATCCCATTATATTCTATAGCAAAATTATATTTAGGAATTAATATATCAAGCTCTCTACCATTAAGTATAGTTCTGTTTGACTGTTCTATTGAAATACCTAAATCATTTTGAATAAAATCACACAATTCCTGCTCTTGTGAACTGATAAAATTATTTTTTCTGGGGTAACTATTTGATTCTCTTATTTCCAAATCATGATAATTCAACCACCGTGAAACAGTTGCCCTTGAAGATCCCAATTTTTCTGCTATATTCTCACATGTTAATCCATCAGAATATAATTCACTTAATTTTTCTTTAGAGTTTAATATTTGATTTGCAAAATTATTTTTTCTTCTTGAATCTACAAAATTTAATCTATGTTGATCAATATATTTTTTAACTGTAAATTCAGATATATTCAACTCTTTAGCTATTGTTTTCATTGATTTTTTAAGAGTTATCCTCTCATTAAATAACCAATCATAATCAAGTAATTTATCTTTAGATTCCCTATTGATAGTTTTATTTTTCCTTGAGCAAATTGACCCACAGTATTCCCTGAAACCAAGTTCTGGATAAGAAACATTAATACAGTTATATTTCCCACACACACATTTAGGTATAGTGTCAAGTTCAATTTTATTTAAAAATACATATATTCTAAATCTAATTGGAATTTTATTATATAATGCATTCAAAAATGATGTTTCATTTTCAATCCAATTTTTAAATTGAATATTTAAATATAACTTCATCATTTCTGATTTATTATCCACTGAATTTTTTAATACATCTAAGTAGTTCATGGGTTAAACTTGGATTGGAATAATTCTACCATAAATACCAATATAAGTCAAGAATAATATGACATCATCAAGAAAGGGATTCAAATCCCAAGTAGAAAATAGAAATTACTTACAAGCATCTAATTTCAGATTAACATTCAATACACTACCAAGAGTATCATTTTATTGTAATGAATGTAATGTACCTGGACTTGAGGTGCCTCCAGTAATTCAATCTGCTATGCCAAATCCAATTCCACAACCAGGAACCAATGTGGTATTTGAAGATTTTATTATTGATTTCTTTGTTGATGAAGACCTGAGAAACTACTTTGAATTATTATATTGGATTATTGGATTAGGATTTCCAGATAGTTTAAGTCAAATCTACAATTTTCAGTGCTTCCGAGATAATGGAAATAACCAATCAAATGATGGAATTAATCTTTTCAGTGATGCATCTTTGTTAATTTTGAATAGTAATTATAATGTAAATTATTCAGTTAAGTTTAAAGAAATATTTCCATATAAAGTATCAGCATTAAACTTAAACTCAAAATTAGAATCAACAGAACCAGTTACTGTAACTGCATATTTTAAATATATGCTCTTTGATTTTGTTACTGATAACAATCAAACAATCCTAAATAAACCCATTGAATAGTAAAATATGAATAATGATATATTATTAAAAATTAAAGAATGGTGGAATGAAGATTCAAAAATTGATATAGATCAATTACATCAAGAATCACTTAAAATACCAATGCTCCATGCAAAATACTTAAATGAACATTCATTAATACGACAATTAAGAATCACAAAGGAGTATGAAAGAAAGATATTAAAATTTAAATTATATAATCATTTTACTGGAAAAGAAATAATGGTTGAAAGACCATCTGCATTAAAAAAAGTAACAGGATCAGAAAACATTCAAATGCATATTGATACTGATAATGATATGATTAGAATCAATTCACAAATTGATTATCTTAATATGACGATAGATTACATAAATGAAGTGCTAAAGATGATACATAATCGTTCATTTCAAATTAAACACGCAATCGACTATCAGAAATTTCAAAGCGGAAT